TGAGAGTAGCGTATCGATTTGGAAATTTCGGACCAAAGTGTGGCAATTTTGGAGAAAAAACGCTGCAACCTTTTGATTCTAAAGGAAAAAGTTACTGCCACACTTTGCCTTTTTGTCAAATAAAAGTGTGGCAATTTTGAACCAAAGTGTGGCAGTAAAATTTTTTTTGTAAAATTTGGCATATGTGCGTATTAGTAAAGGTATGAACAAATATGTTTACCAAATTCAAGGTGCGTTGGAAAACCCACCGGGCAGCCTTAAAGGGCTGCGGATCCTGGTTTGCGATTTGTACAACTTCGATACGGCAGACGCCCCCATCAACATCCTGGACAAAGAGACAGTGAAGTACTTAGAGTTCAGGCTAAAGTTGTCTGATGAAGCACTTAATATCCAAAGGCTGCCCAATGGAGTCCAAAATAAAATACGCGTTCCGTTAGGGAAATGGCTGGACCGATGGGTCCTTGAAAACTTTTATGGCGATACTAGCAACAGAAAAGGTGTTAACCCTTGATTATTGGAAAAGAGCAGGGGATCTCCAAGTCGGAGATATTGTTTTTGACCACCTAGGCAATCCAACCCGCATCAAACTGGTGCAGCAGTACCGAGCTACCCGATGCTATGAAGTTCAGTTCAATGACAACTTAACCATTGCCGGGGACGAACACCTTGCTTTACCTGTAGAAAGTGAAAACTACCGCAAACAGGCAAGGAAATACAAAGGCACCCGTAAGTTTCGTCGCAAGTTAGCGCCCACTAACATAGCCAAACTGCTCACTGTGCCACTCACCGGGCGCGAAGGCCGCAAAGAGTTCTCGGTGCCAACTACCAGCGCGATACAACTGACGCATCAAGACCTGCCAGTACCGCCGTTTGTGTTTGGGTTCTGGTTTTTTAACCGGCACATTGACCAGACCATGACCGCGCCCGTAGAGTTTAGGGAGTTTGTTGTAGGCAAATTCAAAGACCATGGGTATACACCCACTAAGAAAACCAGGTTTGCTACGACACCTTCGGTGTTCTCGCATTTAGCACCCAATATTCCGCACAAAATACCGAACAACTACCTTCTTGCGTCACCAGAACAAAGGCAAGAACTGCTTTCCGGGATTATGTGCTCCAAACCGCGCAAGTACAACAAAGAAACAGGCACATTTCGGTTTACTAGCAAGAATAGAATCATTGCACAACAGATTCAGTACCTTTCTGAGTCACTTGGTTGCAAAACTAGCGTGATGAGTGACGATACAAAGCACTACTACACCGTTTTTATACGAACCAAACTGCCTTTAGTACCTGGGCAAATTTTAAAGCCAATCAAAGTGCGCCAAATGTGGCGATTGATTGCTGATATTTATGAAATTACACCGCAGGCGTGTGTTCACATCGAGACTGATGGGAAATACAGCACATTCCTAGCCGGAGAAGGATTTATTGCATGTCTTTAACACCAGAAAAAGAACTTTTTCTAAAAGAATACCTTGAAAAGCGTAAAGCATGGCCAAAAGCCATGCGAGACCAAATAGCGTGGGAAGCTAAGTGGGCAATGCAGGCGCTACCACATCAAAGAGAACCCGATGACAACGAATATGACACATTCCTCATGTTGGCCGGCCGAGGGTCGGGTAAAACACACACTGCGGCTCATTGGATTGGTATTCGCGCTGCTACCTATGACAACACTCGCTGGCTTGTCACCGCCCCAACCTCTAATGATATTCGTGCAACTTGCTTTGAGGGAGACTCCGGTCTTCTCAATATCATACCCCCGAGTCTTATCCGAGATTACAACAAGTCCCTCTTTGAGATTACCCTTATCAACGGATCAATCATTCAGGGAATCCCCGCTTCCGAGCCAGAACGATATCGTGGTAAGCAATACCACGGAGCTTGGTTTGATGAGCTGTGCGCCTTCGATTATCTCGACGAAGCATACGATGGTGTCCAGTTCACTTTGCGACTTAAAGATCCTAGAATCCCGCGAGTTCAGCAAATCATCACCACCACCCCCAAGCCACGCGAAATTATCGTCGACCTTGCCGAAGGAAAAATCGGTGGCGACGTCTACATGGTCAACGCGTCCTCGTATGACAATCGGGCGAACCTCAGCGAAACATTTTTCAAACAGCTAGAGACTTACGATGGCACCGACATGGGCCGTCAAGAGATTTATGGTGAAATCCTTGATCCCGAGTCAACCGGTATCATCAAACGTAAACACTTTAAACTTTGGCCCGCCAAAAAACCAACTCCCACACTAGAGTACGTACTTGCCTCTTATGACCCGGCAACCTCTGAAAAAACTGTCAATGACCCGACAGCTTGCGAAGTGTGGGGCGTGTTCCAAGAGCTGGACGGCGGCATGTGCGCAATTCTTCTCGACTCTTGGGATGAACACCTTTCATATCCAGAGTTACGACGTAAAGTTATCAACGACTTCAAAGAGGTAGTATACGGTGCTGACAATGAGTTTGGTAAGGGCCGTAAGGCAGACCTCATCCTCATGGAAGACAAGTCTGCGGGTATCTCACTGATTCAAGAACTCCAAGGTTCTGGTGTGCCAGTGCAAGGATACAACCCCGGGCGCGCGGATAAAGTACAACGTTTGAACATTGTGGCCCCACTTGCTGCCAAAGGAAAACTTTATATTCCAGAAGACCCAGACCAAAAAGGCGAAGTGGCTTCTTGGGCAAAACGATTTATACGCCAATTGTGCTCGTTTCCTGAAGCTAAAGGGCATGATGACTACGTGGACGCGTTTTCCCAGGCTATGCGTATTTTGCGTGATACCGGCTGGATTCAGCTTGATCCACTGCCTGCGCGCGATTATGACTATGCAGATGATGATTCTCGCAAGCGTTTCTCTAATCCTTACGCCCAGTAGGGCGGAAACCCCGTATTTAGCGTATTAGTTAAAATAAGGCAGTCCCCAATTCTCATTGTTGCCATGTGGCAGCAATTCAAAATAATATATCTATGGCCAATCCACAAATACCGCTGCAAATGGGAGCTAATCTCCCCGGTCTTGACGATCGTGAGAAAGATGTTAAGCTCGCAACGCAACAAGACGCCGAAATGGATGAATACGAAGAAGCGTTAGGTTTAGATCCCGACGAAGTTGAAGAAGAAGTAATTGAACTTGATGACGGCTCTGTGGTTATCAACTACAAAGAAAAAGAAAGCCCGCTCAAGAATCCAGAGTTCTATGCTAACTTAGCAGAAGAGTTTGATGAAGGCATCCTTGACTCACTTGCAACCGAATACTTGGATTACATTGATGTCGATAAAGAAGCGCGCTCCCAAAGAGACAAGCAGTACGAAGAGGGTTTACGTCGCACTGGTCTGGGTAAGGACGCTCCTGGTGGCGCTACTTTTGATGGTGCTTCTAAAGTTGTGCATCCCGTCATGGCCGAGGCTTGCGTCGATTTCGCCGCATCATCAAGTAAAGAATTACTCCCGTCCGACGGCATAGTTAAATCAAACATTAAAGGCGACGACAACCGTTCTAAAGTTGATGTTGCAGAACGCAAATCCAACTTCCTTAACTGGCAGTTGTCTGAACAAATTGCTGAGTATCGCGATGAGATGGAGCAGCTGCTTACTCAGTTGCCACTTGGTGGCTCACAGTTTCTTAAATGGCGTTTTGACGAAGAACAAAAGCGTCCGACGTGTGAGTGGATTCCGATTGATAACATCATTCTTCCATATTCCACAACAAACTTTTATACATCACAGCGTGTAACAGAACAACAAGACATTACTGAAGATACGTATCAACAACGTATTGACGCAGAATATTACCGTGACCTGGATAACTACCAGTACACATCTGATGCACCACTAACAGACCAAACACAATCACAAAAAGCTAACGCTAAGATTGAAGGTAAGTCTGAGCCATCTAAGAACATTGACGGATTGCGCCGCGTTTACGAGATTACTTGTTTTATGCGTTTGGACGACGATCCACTTACGGATGGCAAACGCGCACCTTACACTTTAATCATTGATGAGTCTAGCAGTAAGGTGTTAGGCTTGTATCGTAATTGGGAATCAGGCGATGAGACACTCGAAAAATTGGATTGGTATGTTGAGTTCAAATTCATTCCTTGGCGCGGTGCTTATGCTATTGGCCTCCCCCATCTTATTGGTGGCCTCTCTGCTGCTCTTACTGGCGCTTTACGTGCTCTGTTGGATGCTGCTCATATCAACAACAGTCAGACAATGCTTAAGCTCAAAACTGGACGAGTTAGTGGACAGTCTGACAGGATCGAACCCACTCAAGTAATTGAAGTAGAAGCAGGACCGGGCGTTACAGACATTCGTTCAATTGCAATGCCAATGCCGTTCAATCCACCATCAAGCGTATTGTACGATTTGCTTGGTTGGTTAACTAACGCAGCTAAAGGTGTGGTTACCACTTCTGAAGAAAAGATTGGCGACGCAAATAGCCAGATGCCGGTTGGTACGGTACAAGCTCTAATTGAGCAAGGCGCTAAGGTTTATTCTTCTATCCATGCCCGTCTACATCGCAGCCAGGCAATGTCACTTAAAATTGTTTCTCGCCTTAATCACTGGTATTTGGCTGAGATGGACAATCAATCTGGTGAAGAAGTTGAAGTACGTGACTTTGCGTACAACAATGATATTCGTCCAGTATCTGATCCTAACATTTTCTCTGAAACACAACGCTTAGCTCAAAACCAAGCGCTGCTTCAGATGGCTTCAACCTCCCCTCCAGGGATGTTTGACATGCGCGCAATTTACAAGCGCGTTTTAAAGCAATTAAAAGTTGCCGATGCAGAAGAGATTTTACCGAACCCTTTAGGTGCAAGCGAATCCAATCCAGCATTGGAAAACGTATCAATGACTATGGGACGAGCAGCAGCTGCTTACCCAGATCAAGATCACATTGCTCACATTAAGGTTCATTTAGAGTATGCAAACAACCCAGCTTATGGTGGCAATCCTGTCATTGGCCCTGTGTTTGCTCCTAAAGCACTTGAGCATATTAAGCAACACTTAACACTGCACTACTTACAATCTATGCGCAACATGGTTGCTAAAGCAGCCGGCGGAAAAGATGTGTTGGAATTACATCAAGAAAAACCACTGGATCAAGAAGCACAAAAAGCATTGGCATTGGCATCGCAAGTTGTCAATCAAGATTCTCAGCAAGAACTTGGTCAGTATGTGCAACAGATTCAGGCATTAGCTCAAAAAGTACAACAAGGCAAAGAAGCACAGCAACAGTCTGCAGCTATGGCCGATCCAACAGCCGCAGCAATTGTCAAGACTCAGATGGCAGAAACTCAGCGCAAAACACAAGAAGCTCAGCAAAAGATGCAAGCCGAACTTCAAACCGCGCAACAAGACTACCAACTCAAAGTGGCAGAGTTGCAGCAAAAAGTTCAAGAACTTCAAGCCAAGTACTCTACACAGACCAACATCGATAATCAACGTAACGCTACCGATATTGCTATGGCCAATATCAACAACGCGGCAAAAGAGCGTGTAGCAATGATCAATGCTGGCGTACAAATGGATCAACAACAAGCTCAGTTAGAGCATGAGCAAGCTATGTCAGCAATCGACGCCATCCAGGCATCAGACGCAGACATTCGCCAACATGGCTTAGCTGTCCAACAACAAGCGTTCCAGGCCCAGTCTGATCAAGTAGCTCAACAAGCTGAAGCACAAAAACAAGCTGGATTAGCGCAACAGCAGCATGAGCAACAGATGATGCAACAGGGCGCGCAAGCCCAAGACCAGGCACTACAAACTGGTTTAGATCACGCGTCTACCCTAGAGCAAAACGATCAAACGCACCAACAAGCGTTAGAGCAACAAGCAGCAGCACCAACCCCAACACCCACTACAGGAGCATAATATGGCCGACCAAAAAGGCTTTCGTCAAACATACCAAGAAACCGGTAAATCATCTTCAGGCGGTGGCCCAGAAGATAAGACATTAGATAAAGGCGCATCAGGTTCCAAGCGCGCTAATAATGCAGTTTTGAACCAAAACAAGATGGCTAAGTCTAGCAAAGTTGGACCAGACAAGAATCTTAAAGATATTAAAGGTGGCAACTTTTATTAATAATTGGGGCGGATTTATTCCGTTCTACGTATTAGTAAAATTATGAAAGACATTATTAGTGAGATCATCGGTCGTGTAAAGACTGAGATAAAAGATCAAGCGGAAGCTGTCACCGCGGGAGTAAACATCAATTCTTTTGATGATTACAAACAAAGTATAGGCACTATCCAAGGACTGCAATTAGCCTTAGATATTGTCAATGAAATTTTAACGGAAAACGACGAAGATAACTCGTAAGAGTTTAGAAAGGTTGCCGTAATGGCGATTGATTTATATAGTAAAGATGAGCCGGATTTACGTTCAGAGCAGGAATGCTTTCCAGACGTAGACCCCGGTGTAGAGATTCTTGGTGATCGAGTACTTGTGCAGTTGCGCAGGGAAAAGACAACAAGTAAAGGCGGAATCATCCTAGTGGATGAGACCAAACAAACGTTAAGATTTAACGAGACAGTAGCTAAAGTAATCAATATTGGTCCACTGGCGTATAAAAGCCCAGATGACCTAACTCCTTGGCCAGAAGGCCCTTGGTGTAATGTTGGAGACTTAGTTCGTACTATTAAGTACGGCGGCGACCGATTCGTAGTGCAACCAGACGATGATGGCGCTCCGGTGGTGTTTATTACACTACAGGCGCGTGAAGTGATCTCCAAGATCAAGTCATTCGAGGCAGCACAAAAAATGAAATCGTTTGTAGACTAACTTTGTAGAAAGTATATATGGCAGATAAAGACGTTCCTATCAAGGAACAAGCAGACGGCTCAGTTTTGGCCAAGGTTGAAGTCCCAGAGGGCTTTGACGAAGAAGAAGGCGTAGAAGTAGAACTCAAAGAAGGTGGCAGCGTAGACAGTAATGATTCCGAAGAGGAACAAGCTGGCGACGACGAAGCAGCTGACGAGGGTGAAACAGACGACGAGCGCGAAAGAATCCGTGAAGCTAGACGTGAAGAACGTAAGCTAAAAAAGGAACTTCAAAAGCAACGTGAAGCCTCAGCAAAACACAAGATCAGCGCATTAGAGCGCCGTAATGAAGACCTAGCAAGACGTTTAGCAGCAGTAGAAAATACTGCAGCATCTTACCAGTTTGCACAGATTGACAAGTCTTTAGAAGACGAAGCAACCCGTGTAGAGTATGCTAAGATGAAGATGGTCCAAGCAGCCCAAGCTGGTGATGTAAACGCCCAGATGGAATACTTGGAGCAACTTACAGATGCTAAGCAACGCTTGCAACAAGTTCAGCATTACAAAAAAGAACAACTCGACGCTGCAAAGAGTCCAAAACAGAATGTTCCTAATCCGACAACAACTGAAGTGCAACAAAATGCAACTAAGTGGTTAAAGAAGAACTCCTGGTTTGACCCACAAGCTAGAGATACAGATAGTAGAATTGCCAAAGTAGTTGACCAAGAACTCGCTGCCGATGGTTGGGATCCAAGTGATTCTGAGTATTGGGAAGAGTTAGATAGTCGTTTACAATCCCGTTTGCCCCACCGCTATACAGCAAAAGGCACACAAACACGCAGAGCAAACCCATCCGCTTCTAGCAGGGTTTCAAACGCAGGTGCATCAAAGCCAGGAACTATCACCTTGAGTAAAGCTCGAGTGGATGCAATTAAAGATGCTGGCGCATGGGACGATACAGATAAACGAAACAAAATGATCCGTGCTTATGCACAGTATGATCGTGAAAATAAAGGTTAATTAAAATGGCAAATACAAGAATTAAACGCGATGTCGAGGACCGTTTGGCCGATCGTGTACAAGAAACTAAAGAGCGGATCGCATCAGAAGATCCTGCAAACCAAAGTAAGCGCGAACGTGCAGAAGCGTTCAGAGATAAATGGCAAAATAGCGCGTTGCCAGACTTGCCAGCGGGGATTATCCCTGGCTTCCATTTGTGCTGGTTATCTACCACAAATAATTATGACAGTATCGACAAACGCGTAGCATTGGGTTATGAACCAGTTAAAGCCTCCGATTTAGGAAAAGGCTTTGAAGGACTAGGTAAAATGAGCTCGGGCAAGTTTGAAGGCTGTGTTAGCTGTAACGAAATGGTTCTCTTCAAACTTCCAGAAGAAATCTACCAAGAAGTGATGCGCATGATGCACCTAGAGGATCCGCTAGATCATCAACGCAACATTACATCAAGTGTACGTCAAAGTGCACAAGAAGGTAAGGGCGGACGCTCAATTCTTGACGGTGGGCATTTGGAAATGGAAAAAGAGGCCGCAAAGGCGAATAGTAATATCCGCTTCGATTAACATTCTTCAAAAATTCAAAAGGAATAATAATACATGTCTACGACATACCTTCCCTTTGGTCTGAAGCCTGCCTACCACCCAAGTGGTCTGGATCGTGCAACTCAGTTTGTCGGTACAAACAGCTTCCAAGCTGCTACCGACAATTCTTACACTGCACCTTACGGTCTCACAACTGGTCAGTCTTTCTACCAATATCAACCAGTAGCAATCAACTCATCAGGTCAATTGATCCCTGCTCCTACATTAGCCGCAACCGGCCGTATGTTTGGTGTTTTTGATGGTGTTGAATTTACCGACTCACAAGGTCGTCGTTCAGTAGCTAAATGGGCTTCTAAGACTACTCTTGATGCTTCTACACAAATCATTTTCTGGATCTTCAGTGACCCACAATTGGTTTACGAAGCTCAAGTTAATGGTTCAGTAGCAACTACAGCTATCGGCAAAGAGTACGATTTTGACGCAACAAACACACCTTTAGTAGGCACATCTATCGGCAACGGTGGCGCTGGCTTCTCTAATACAGCTTTGGCTGCTTCACCAGTTGCTACTGGTGCGCAAGGTCAAGTTAAGGTTGTTGGCTTGGGTCGTGAAGTAGCATTCCCATCAGGCAATACAAACGCCTGGGCAGATACTTACACAATCGTCCAAGTTCAAATCGCCGATAGTCAATTAGTCGCTCCGTCGATCTCGGTTTAATAAATAACGAAAGAAAGGTAATAAGCAATGGCAACTCCAATGCGTAGTACGGACTTTCGTGCGGTAGTCGAACCGATTATCAACGAAGTCTTTGACGGTGTTTACGAACAACGTGCCGACGAGTGGAAAGGATTTGTAGAACAGATCCAAGGTATTCCACGTAACTATCACGAAGAAGTAATGCTCTTCGGTATGAATGCTGCACCTGCCATGCCTGACGGTACTCCTGTTAGCTATGACCAAGGTGGTACATTGTACATCACCCGTTTCATCTACCAAATCTATGGCTTGGCTTATGCCTTGACCAAAGTTTTGATGGAAGACGGCGATCACATCCGTATCGGTTCTACCTTCGCTAAACACTTGGCTCAGTCTATGATTGAAACCAAGGAAACCTTGTGCGCTAACTTGTTGAACTTCGCGTTCACAACTGGCTACACTGGTGGCGACGGCGTGACTTTAATCAATACAGCTCACCCTGTAGCTAACGGTTTGACATACAGCAACAAGCTATCAACGCCTGCTTCATTGTCACAAACTTCTGTTGAGCAAATGCTCATCCAGATCCGTGGCGCTATCGACAACAACGGTAAACGTATTCGTCTGAAGGCAGAACAATTAGTTGTTCCTCCTGCACTCGAGTTCCAGGCTGAGGTTATCCTCAAGTCTGTTCTCCGTTCCGGTACAGCTGACAACGATTTGAACCCTATCAAATCAACAGGCATGTTGCCTAAAGGTACACACGTGGTTACACGTTTGTCCTCTAGCAAAGCCTGGTTTGTACAGACCGATGCAGAAAATGGTCTCATGCTCGTAATGCGTCGTCCAATGGAGAAATCCATGGAAGGCGATTTTGAGACTGACTCCATGCGTTATAAGGCTACTGAGCGTTATGCTACAGGTTGGCACGATGCGCGTAACCTGTTTGGTACTCAAGGCGTTTAATCAAAAACTACCAAAAGTAGTGTATTTGAACCCCAGGTATAAAACCCTGGGGTTTTTTGCTTTTTAGGGCGCATTTTACCCTATTTGCGTATTAGTTAAAATAAGGAAGATAATCCCATTCTGACCGCCGACACTTCCCGGTGAGACGACTTAGAGACAGCTTGGGATACCCACTAAGATAAGGAATTAAACATGTCATCAACTTTTACCTCGCCGATTCGCATTTTCAAGCGTAACAACCCAACAAACGACGGTACAATCGCCCCAGACAACACCGGCGCAGCTCGTGTATCACAACAGAGCTATATTGCTCCTATTACAGCAACTACTTCTGGCGCTGTACTACTTCCAACTTATGATGTTGGTTCAACAACTGTAACCCCATTCGTATTGCCAGCGGGCTCTATCATTGAGAACGTTAAGTTTTATGAAACAACTATTCCTTCAGCTTTGACTGGTGGCGTTGTTACTGTTAACTTAGTTACAACAAGCCCAACAGACGGCTCATTGACAACTACAGCTATCGGTACAATTACCCCAACAGCAACTAACGGTGGTGTTATCTCTATCGCTTTTGCTACCACTGCGGCTGCTACAGCCTTGTTAGCAAACATTGGTACATTGGACGCAACATTGACATTTAGCCAAGCTACTATCAGTGCTATCACTGGTACATTGGCTGGTACATTCACTGCTGAATACACTGCACGTAACGCTGACGGCTCTACATCCGCATACGGTTCTGGTTACACTAACAGCTAATATTGACGGCGGGGCAACCCGCCTCCTTTAACTTTTAGGAGAAAACCATGGCTAACGCCTACAATCCGTACACAGCCCCACCCCATTCTGTAACCGTCCAAGGTGCCTATGAGCCCTTTGACTTGCAAGTTTCACGCAGTCAAATCATGGGCCATTCGGTTCAAAATATCTATGGCTACCAATCCGCTGTAACAACATCAAATATTCCTCTTTGGGAAAACGTTGCTGTTTATGTGTATCCTGTATCTGCTACTTCTATGAATTTAGTAAGTAGCAACGCAAGCGATACAGCCACTATTTTAATTAGCGGTTTAAATGCAAGTTTTGCTCCAATTACTGAATCTGTAGTTTTAACCGGAACAACCCCTGTTGCAACAGTTAATTCGTTTATTCGTATTAACAACATGCAAGTTAGTGTCGGTAGTTCAACTAACCCAGCTGGAACTATTACATTAAAAGA